ACGTCCGTCCCCCAGGCGATAGTGCCGACAACCTGCACATCCGGGACATCGCTTCATGACCAAATCCTCTCAGATTTGGTCCGGTTTGCTTAGGAATTACCTAAGATAGTGGCGTGGGAAAAGCGACCAGTTTGACGCTGGCCTGTCCTTCGAGGGGGAGCTCAAACCCATGACGAACATCCTGCGGCGCAATCACGTCACCGACCATGCGGGCCCAGGCACCCCTGTGCTCTACGCCCACGGCTTTGGCTGCCATCAAGACATGTGGGCCGATATCACGCCAGCGTTCGCCGGCCGGCAGCGGCAGGTGTTGTTCGACTACGTCGGCTCGGGCCGCTCCGATCCGTCGGCGTTTTCGGTGCAGCGCTATTGCCATTTGCGCGGCTATGCGCAGGACCTGCTGGAGGTGTGCGAGGCCACCGGATTGACCCGCGACGTGGTAGTGGTGGCGCATTCGGTGAGCTGCTCGATCGCCATGCTGGCGGCCATCGAACGCCCGCAATGGTTCCGGCACCTGGTCCTGATCGGCCCCAACCCCTGCTTCGTCAACGATCCCCCCTACGTCGGCGGCTTCGAGCGCAGCGACCTGCAAGAGCTTCTGGAGCTGATGCAGCGCAACTACATGGGCTGGGCGGATTTCTTGGCACCCGTGGTCGCCGGCGACAGTGACACATCGCGCGCCAGACTGCGCGAGAGCTTCTGCTCCACCGACCCGGTGAGGGCCAAGACTTTCGCCGAGGCCACCTTCTTTGCCGACAACCGCGCCGATCTGCCTCGGGTGAGCACCCCCTGCCTCATCTTGCAGCATGCCCGCGACGCGCTGGCGCCGCTGGCGGTGGGCGAGTATTTGCACGCCCATCTGCCGCGCAGCACCTTGCAGGTGCTCGACGTCACCGGGCACTGCGCCCACATGAGCCACCCCCACCTGGTCATCGAGGCGGTGCGCGGAGTGTTGAAGGATTAGCGCGGGGCGCGAGCCCAGCCGCCCCCCTGATGAGCCACGTCCCCCTGAGCGACATTCCCGCGCCCTGTTGGGTGACCGACGGCCAGGGCGTGCTGCGGCGCTACAACGCTCGGCTGGCCGAGTGGGTGGGCTTGCCCGATTCGGGTGCGCAAGGCGATGTTGCCGTGACGATGACCGACTGGCTCACGCCCGCCGGCCGTATCTTCTTCGAAACCCACGTCTGGCCCACGCTGCGCCGCGACGGCCTCATCGTCGAAATCTTTGCCTACTGGCAGCCAGGCGGCCGGCGCTCGGGGGCTTATGTCAGCGCCAAGCGGATGGAACACGACGCCGAGCCGCAGTATTTGTGGCTGCTGTTCGCCGCCGAGGATCGCCAAGCTTTCGAACAAGCGCTGATCCAGGCCCGGCAACGCGCGCAATCCCAGACCGAGCAGTTGCAGGAGGCGCACGCGCGGCTGCGCCTGCTCAACGGGCAGCTCCAGCGGCAAATCCATCAGACGCAGGCCGAGAACCGCACCCTGTCCGAACTGGCCGCCCATGATCCCCTCACCGGGTTGGGCAACCGGCGCAGCCTGCAGGCGCTGTCGCAGGCGCTGGCATCGCGCCCGGCACCAAGGAGGCCATATGCGGTGCTCATGATCGACATCGACCACTTCAAGGCCATCAACGACCAGCACGGCCATACGCGGGGCGATGCGGTGCTGGCGGGGGTGGCCGAGTGCCTGCGACGCTGCGCGCGGCAAAGCGACACCGTGGTTCGCTATGGCGGAGAGGAGTTCACGCTGGTGCTGCCCGACGCGGACGTCTCGCAAGCGCTGGTAGTGGCCGCGCGGGCGCATGAGGAGATCGCCCGCGCCCGGCCCGGTGGACTGGCAGTGACGGTGAGCATCGGCGCCGCCGCTGCGCTAAGCGACGATGCTGATCTCTATGAGGTGCCATAGCTCAGGTAGACCTCGTGCGTCTGGTTGGCGCTGCGCTAAGCGACGATGCTGATCTCTATGAGGTGCTGCAACACGCCGACGAGGCGCTGTATGCCGCCAAGTCCCAGGGCCGCAGCACCACAGTCTGCCATTCGTCCAGTAGGCGCTGACGCCGCACGACCCGTCGGCGCTCCATCGGTGCGAAGGAGCCTGTGTCGCACCCCTCTCATCCCAATCCAGTCCGGCCAGGCGAGCCGCGTGCACGCCGTTCGTGCTTGTGGCCATCGGCAAACCAGAAGTTCCTGCGTGGTTCGCCATTCGGTCCCTCCAAGGTTCGCCACCCGAAGCCTGCAATGACACCTGTTCCTCAACAGCGTCATAGGAGGCTTCCATGCCGACAACGGCAAGCACCATCCCCCGGTCGCCGGTCGATGCGATCAACGGTCTGTCTCCCGGCGACCGTCGGGTCCTCAACGAGAACGAGCTCGCGCAGCGCTGGGGCCTGAGCCCCAAGACCCTGCAGCGCTGGCGCAGCGAAGGGCGCGGCCCGCGCTACCTGAAGCTGTCCAAGCGCGTCAGCTACCCGCTGGAGTCGGTCATCGAGTTCGAGCGTGGCGCCCTGCACGACTCGACCTCCGAGCGCGCGGCGCGCTGAAGGGGGATGCGATGAGCGATTTGACCCTCTACCCCGCCGACATCGCCGCGATGTCCGTCGGCCAGCTGGCTCAACTTCCGCCCGCCCAGAAGGCGGAGATCAGCCGCCACCTGGACGAAGCGCTCGCCTGGCTCAAGCAGGCCCGCGCCAAGTTCGACGCTGCGCTGGAGGCCGCCTACGGCGAGCAGGCCCGTGCTGCCCGCCTCGAGGCGGGCAAGGACTTCGGCGTCGTGCACCTGAAGGACGGGCTGCTTCGCGTGACGGTCGAGGTCCCGAAGCGCGTGTCCTGGGACCAGGCGCAACTGGCCGCCATCGCCCGGCGCATCGCCGCCGCCGGCGAGAAGGTCGAAGACTACCTGGACGTCGAGTACTCGGTGTCCGAGTCCCGTTTCAACCGCTGGCCGAGCGCCCTGCGCGCCGGGTTCGAGGCCGCCCGCACCGTCAAGCCCGGCAAGCCCACGTTCCGGTTGTCGATCGATGAGGAGGCTGGCCATGCGAGCGCCTGACTTCTGGCTTATCGACGACGACGTGAACGCAGCCTTGGCCTTTGCCTCGTCGCTGCCCCGCGCCGATGGGTTGGGCTATGTCTACGTGTTGGCCCTTTCCAACGGCACTTGCAAGCTTGGCTCGACGACCAATCTGGCGCAGCGCCTGGCCCAACACCGCACTGAAACCGCGCGCTACGGCGTATCGATCTGGCGCAGCCTGACCACTCGTCCGCACTTCAACTATCGGGCCGTCGAGTCTGGTGCCCTACGGTGGCTAGGCAACGACGGACGAAGGGAAGTTCTCCCGAACGATTTGTCCACCGTGCGTCGGGTAGTCGAAGCCCAGACACTCGAATGGACCGTGCCGGAGGATTACGCAGCACGACACCGCAGTGCGTGGGCTCTTTGCAACAAGCTGATGCGCAATATCGCGGCCGGACTTGGGATCACCTCCCAAGGTGAATTGACGCTCGAAGCCAGTCGTCTCTTGGATGCACACGTCGAGTTGGGGCGCCGCACAGGCCTGTCCGAGACCGAAGGCATGTTCAACGCCTTGGCCGTCATCGAAGCCACGACCGGGCTCGATCTTCGCGCACTGCGCGCAGTATTGCTGGAGGTGCAGTGATGGAGCGACGTCTTCCCATCATCACCGCCGATCAGCGGCTGCGCGAGAAGCAGGGCGTGAAACTCGTGCTGCTGGGCAAGAGCGGCATCGGCAAGACCAGCCAGCTCAAGACCCTGCCCGAGGCCTCGACCCTGTTCGTCGACCTCGAGGCCGGCGACTTGGCCGTCAAAGACTGGCGCGGCGACTGCGTGCGCCCGAGCACCTGGCCGGAGTTCCGCGATCTCGTGGTGTTCCTGGCCGGCCCGAACCCGGCGCTGCCTGCGGACGCACCGTTCTCCGAGGCGCACTACCGGCACGTGTGCGAGCGCTACGGCGATCCCGGTCAACTCGCCAAGTACGACACCTACTTCGTCGACTCGATCACGGTGCTCGCGCGCCTGGCGCTCGTCTGGGCCAAGATCCAGCCGCAGGCCTACAGCGAGCGCACTGGCAAGCCCGACACCCGGGGCGCCTACGGCCTGCTCGGCTCGGAACTCATCGGGGCGCTGACCCACCTGCAGCACGCGCGCGGCAAGCACGTGGTGTTCGTGGCCATCCTCGACGAGCGCTTGGACGACTTCAACCGCAGGGTGTTCGTGCCGCAGATCGAGGGCGCCAAGACCGCCGCGGAACTGCCCGGCATCGTCGATGAAGTCGTCACCTTGGCCGAGATCAAGGCCGAGGACGGCAATCCGTACCGCGCCTTCGTCACCCACACCGTCAACCCCTACGGCTATCCGGCCAAGGACCGCAGCGGCCAGCTCGAGTTGCTGGAGCCGCCGAACCTGCGCGCGCTGATCGACAAGTGCGCCGCCGCCACTCGAATCCCGACATCCAAGGAGTAAGCCATGACCGATTGGTGCGATTTCAACGACGCGCAGCAGCAGCCCAGTTTCGACCTCATCCCCAAGGGCACGCTCGCCCGCGTGCGCATGACCCTCAAGCCCGGGGGCTACGACGACCCGGCCCAGGGGTGGACCGGCGGCTACGCCACGCAGAGCAACGAGTCCGGCTCGGTGTATCTGGCGGCCGAGTTCGTGGTGCTGGAGGGCGAGTACGCCCGACGCAAGCTCTGGAGCAACATCGGCCTGCACTCCCCGAAGGGCCCGGCTTGGGGCCAGATGGGGCGCAGCTTCGTGCGCGCCGTGCTCAATTCCGCCCGCAACGTCCATCCGCAGGACATGAGCCCGCAGGCCGCCGCCGCGCGGCGCATCCAGGGTTTCCACGAGCTCGACGGCATCGAGTTTGCGGCCCGCATCGACGTCGAGAAGGACGGCCGCGGCGACTTGAAGAACGTCATCCGAAACGCCGTCGAGCCCGACCACCCGGACTATGCGCGGCTGATGGGGTTGCCGCCGAAGGCCCCCGGTACCGGTAACGAAGGTGCGCCGGCGGCGGTCGCCCCGCCCCGTGCGATCCCCACGCCGCCCGCCCCGCAACGCCCCGCCGTGCCGGGCAAACCGGCCTGGGCGCAGTGAGAGGAGGGTCAGTGAAGTGTTGGGTCTGCAAACGACAGGCGCGCGGCGGGCTTCGATCTGCGCACGCGCGACGACGCAGGGGAGCAATTCGGCTTCTCGGCGCTAGACGGGCGCCTGCAGGGCCACGTCGATGGCGTGCTCGTCGCCGGGCCCGACCTGGGCTTCGGTTCCGGCTACCCGGCGCTGTGGGAGAACAAGTGCCTGGGCGCCAAATCGTGGCGCGAGTTGGAGAGACATCGCCTCGCGGTCGCCAAGCCCGTCTACGCCGCCCAGGTCGCGCTCTACCAAGCCTATCTCGAACTGCACGCGCACCCGGCCCTGTTCACGGCGGTGAACGCCGACACGATGGAGATCCACGCCGAGTGGGTGCCGTTCGACGCGGCGTTGGCGCAGCGCATGTCCGACCGGGCCGTGAAGGTCATCACGGCCACCGAGGCGGGCGAACTGCTGCCGCGCTCGTTCTCCGATCCCACCCATGTCGAGTGCCGGATGTGTCCGTGGCAGGACCGGTGCTGGAGGGCCGCGGCATGAACGAGACACCGCTGCACCCGGTGCTCGGGGAGCGCCTGATCGACGCACGCGAGGCGGCACTGGCGCTCAATCTGCCGCACTACTGGCTCACGCACGCGAAGGAGCGCCGACGTCTCGGCCTGCCGCACTACCGGGTGGGCAAGCTGCTGCGTTTCAAGCTCTCCGAACTGATGGCGTGGATGGAGGAACGTCAAGCCCTGCTCACGGCCGACGCAGGGCACGAGGAGGAGTCGGATGCTGGACTTCAATGACACCGCACCCGCGCCCGAGATCCCGGCGTCCGAACGCCGCGAGGCCGTGCGCGCCGCGCTGCTCGCGAGGCTGGAGTCGGTGCTGTTCACCCTGTTCCCCGCTGGAAAGAAGCGCCGCGGCAAGTTCGTCATCGGCGACGTGCTCGGCAGCCCGGGCGACAGCCTGGAAGTCGTGCTCGACGGCGACAAGGCGGGACTGTGGACCGACCGCGCCGAAGGCTCCGGCGGCGATGTGTTCCACCTGATCGGCGCTCACTTCGGCGTGGACGTGCAGGGCGACTTCGCCCGCGTCCTCGACCTGGCCGAGGACCTCGTCGGCCGAGCGCTCACGGCGCCGCCGCGCAAGGCGGCCAAGAAGGCCCCGATCGACGACCTCGGCCCGGCCACCGCCAAGTGGGACTACCTCGACGCACAAGGGCAGCTCATCGCCGTCGTCTACCGCTACGACCCGCCCGGGCGCAAGAAGGAGTTCCGGCCCTGGGACGCCAAACGGCGCAAGATGGCACCGCCCGAGCCGCGGCCGCTGTACAACCAGCCGGGGATCCAGGACGCCGCCCAGGTCGTGCTGGTCGAGGGCGAGAAATGCGCCCAGGCCTTGATCGAGCGCGGGATCGTGGCCACCACCGCGATGCACGGGGCCAACGCCCCGGTGGACAAGACCGACTGGACGCCGCTGGCGGGCAAGGCCGTCCTCCTCTGGCCCGATCGCGACAAACCCGGCTGGGACTATGCGATGGCCGCGGCGCAGGCCGCACTCGCCGCCGGCGCGGCCTCCTGCGACGTGCTGCTGCCGCCCGACGACAAGCCCGAGGGGTGGGACGCGGCGGACGCCGTGATGGAGGGCTTCGACGTCGCGGCCTTCCTCGCCCACGGTCCGCGTGTGCAGGTGCATGACATTGCGGACCCCGGCGAGCCGGTGATCGGCGCGGATGAATCGGTGTGGGGCACCGAAGATGCCCTGGCGCTGGCCTTCACCCGGCGCTACCACCGCGACTGGCGCTACGTGGCGGCCTGGGGCCGCTGGTTGGTGTGGGACGGTCGGCGCTGGCGCAACGAGCAGACGCTGGCGGCCACCGACTTGATCCGCGGTGTCTGCCGACACGCGGCCCTCCAGGCCGACAACCCCAAGCTGGCGGCCAAGCTGGCCACCTCCGGCACCGTCGGCGGCGTCGAACGCCTGGCTCGCGCAGACCGACGTCATGCCGCGACCACCGCCGAGTGGGACGCCGATCCCTGGCTGCTCAACACCCCAGGCGGCGTGGTCGACCTCAGGACGGGCCGCCTGCGCGCACACGACCGCGCCGACCGCATGACCAAGATCACCACCGCCACGCCCGGCGGCGACTGCCCGACCTGGCGGCGCTTCCTTGCCGAAGTCACCGGCGGCGACGCGGACCTGCAAGCCTATTTGCAGCGCGTCAGCGGCTACTGCTTGACCGGCTCGACCCGGGAGCATGCGCTGTTCTTCCTCTACGGCACCGGCGCCAACGGCAAATCGGTGTTCGTCAACACCTTGGCCACGATCCTCGGCGATTACGCCGCCAGCGCGCCGATGGACACCTTCATGGAGGCGCGCGGCGACCGCCATCCGGCCGACATGGCCAGTCTGCGTGGGGCGCGCTTCGTGGCCTCCATCGAGACCGAGCAGGGCCGGCGCTGGGCCGAATCCAAGGTCAAGAGCCTCACGGGCGGCGACAAGATCTCCGCGCGCTTCATGCGGCAGGACTTCTTCGAGTTCTGGCCGCAGTTCAAGCTTTTCGTCGCCGGCAACCACAAGCCCGCCATCCGCAACATCGACGAGGCGATGAAGCGGAGGCTGCACCTGATCCCCTTCACGATCACCGTGCCGCCCGAGCGGCGGGACAAGCATCTGCAGCACAAGCTCCTGGCCGAGCGAGACGGCATCCTGGCCTGGGCATTGGAAGGGTGCCTGGCCTGGCAGCGCCTAGGCCGGCTCGATCCGCCGTCGCAGGTGGTGGCGGCCACCGAGGAGTACTTCGAGGCCGAGGACGCGCTGGGCCGCTGGCTGGAGGAGCGCTGCGTGCGGCAGGCCAACGCCAAGTCCCTGACCGCCGAACTGTTCACCGACTGGAAGCAGTGGGCGGAGGCCGCCGGCGAGTTCGTCGGCTCACAGCGCCGCTTCTCCGACCTCTTGATCACCCGCGGCGTCGAGAAATGGCGCAACGCCGCCGGCATCCGGGGCTTCCGTGGCGTGGGTCTCAAGCACCCGATGCAGCCCGCCTACACCCCCTATGCCGACGACTGAACACCCGTGACCACCGACAGGACTGACGCATCTGACGCTGTCCATCGTAAGTCTCTACGCGCGCGCGTGCGCGCGCCTCACGGGAACTATCGATATCGTGCGTCGGATGCGTCAGTCCCCACCGAACGAGGACTGACACCATGCACACCACGATCCTGGCCCTGGACCTGGGCACCACCACCGGCTGGGCGCTGCGCGACCGCACGGGCCGAATCACCAGCGGCAGCCAATCCTTCAAGCCACAGCGCTTCGAAGGCGGCGGCATGCGCTACCTGCGCTTCAAGCGCTGGCTCACCGAACTGAAGGCCCACGCCGACGGGATCGACACGCTGGTCTTCGAGGAAGTGCGCCGCCACGCCTCCACCGATGCCGCGCACGCCTACGGCGGGTTCCTCGCCACGCTCACGGCCTGGTGCGAGCACCACGGCGTCCCCTACCAGGGCGTGCCGGTGGGCACGATCAAGAAGCACGCCACCGGCAAAGGCAACGCCCGCAAGGACGCGGTGATGGCGGCCGTGCGTGCGCGGGGCCACGCCCCGGCGGACGACGACGAGGCCGACGCCTTGGCGCTGTTGCTCTGGGCCCTCCCGCTCCACGACGCGGCGCAGGAGGCGTGAGATGGACATCCCGACTCCTCGCTACCGCTGCCCGCTGGGGCGCCTGCAGCCCGAGCCGATGGACGTGGAGGCCGTCAAGCGCCGCGGCTGGCGCGAGCAACGCCTGCTCGTCGTCTCCGTCGACGACGACC